GGCTCATTGTGCCAGTTTCAGCATCAAGCTTTACGCCTGCAACGCCGTCGTCCAATGTACTTATATCAACTACTTTGTCTCCGTCCCACGTATCTTTGGATATCCCAAGAGCGGCCCGGTACACTTGGCTTACGGCCTCGGAGACCGACTTAGCTATAGGTGCGAGGGGTACACTCGATAATTCAAAAAGTAGCCCCAGACCCTGCGACGAGTCCACACGTCCGGGAGCATCGCCCTGCATGAGAGACTGGGGCTGATTTGCTATCTTCTCATTCAACTGAGCCGCCAACTCCACCGCCTTCATGTGGAAGGGTGTCATTTTGGCAGGTTGAACATTGAAGGGTTTCTGATCGGGTACCGTATAATCTACTTCATAGAGGAGTTTCCTGAGCCCATCGGACCCCCTGTCCGCTTCAGCAGGCGTACCAGCCGATGCCGGCCACATGGTAACTCCGTATGTATCAAAGTCGTGCAGGGCCTGGAACGTCGAGGAGAGAGCGAACTCGATTTCTGTATTGAGTGGGATAAGGGTCCCGATATAGGAGCGTCCCCAGAAGCCCCCCACCGTCGTATCACGGCAGACTGCGATCGGCGGATGAGTCGGCTTATACATCTTGTTACGCATTAACAGTTTACCGCCGGCAAACACCAGGTACTCATCCAGGTAGTTATCCGGGGCGTAGGTCCAGACCTCGACCAACTCTGTTATATCCATCTTGGTTTTATCTTGCTTTTTCCTGGGGCCACCCGCTCCATCATACTTCATACCTTTTGAGATATCTCGAACGGAGGACCCCTGGGAAGAGAACCCCAGTCCCTGGTTATACGAGCCGAACCTTGTAGCCACCTCGTCGGGCATCTCCCCAACCGGCACCTCAAAAGTCGTCATCTCATTATACTTCTTGGACCGTTCCCCTACCGATGCAGCTAACTTCTGCACCCACTTCTTGGGGACCATCCGTCTCCGTATCAATCCCCTTGCATCTGAGGGGGCAGACATGGAGACAGGGATAGGGAGCAACTCCCAAGGCATCACGATCTCGATACCCATCGAGTCCTCATTTTCCACCCACAGGACGACACCCGCGGTGCCATACATTAGGAGGGTAGGGAACAAGGACATCTTTAGCTCCTCAACCTTACGGTCAGGGAAGGAGGCACTCAAGACTGTCTGCCCTATCCCGGCTTTCCGTAGGCCATCGAGGGACACACCCTTTCGTCTGACCACCGGGGATAGGTTTATGGCCATGAGCCGGCCCAATTGACTGGAATATTGTGCCACTATCCCTTCGTACTGAAACTGAAGAAGTCCGTCCGTGTCTGTGTATCCCACCGTAACAGAGCCACTATTATAGTTAATCTCAGAAAAATTACGAATTCCTTTTAGATACCAGTGAGCCAGCCACCAAGCCACAGCTTGAGGATTCCTTCTAAGTTTCCCTTCAGAAACCATCTTAGCAACAACGTCTTCGGCTTCTTCAACTTTACTCGGTATGGTAAGGCTGTAACTCACGGTAATCCTCGCTCATTAGGGCGTACTTTGTTTCATTCTTAATCCGGTTGGTTTTGGTGCGGGCGTTGTGAGCCCCGCCGCCACTTTATCTTTATCTTTCCTCAGTTCCCTCAGGGCAGCTACGTGAGCACGAGCCGCGTCTGTCCCTTTTCCCCCGTGGGCCTCCCGGACCGCCAGCATCATAGTAAGGTTTTCATTTCTGCGGAGGGCCTGCCGGAGCCCTTGGTAGAGCCCCCAGGTTGCCATACATAACAAGAAGAGAGTTATCGTCATCCAAACAATGAGAATAGTATCAGTCATTCTAATACCTCCCGCGGCCATAGGCTCTGGGCCGCCTTGTGTTATATCTTTCCCTACCTTTATCTATCATAGCAGCTTTCAGCTTTTTGTCAATAAGATCCTCTATATCCCCCGCAGACAGTTGATCTGGAGAAACTCCACTCAGCAGGGGGAACCCAGGTGCAATGGACTTCCCGCTCAGGATCCGTTTCTTCAGGGAGGGGATGTCCTCCGCTACTTGTGTGGTGGCTCCCTTCGTCTTGACAACATACTGGGTCATCGCCACCGTGTCTATTGCATCGTCCTTCACAAGCAGTGCCAGGTCCGGCGTAAAGTCCCGGGTCTGCATATACAAATGGTCGAAGGGGTATGTACCGGAGAGGTGTCCCGGATACTTTATACGGCCAGGGCGAAATCTCCATTCCAGGCCCGCTATCCGCTGGCTCTTCGATGTATTGCTGGGGTATTTCACAGGAAATACATGGGCACGCCACCGGTCGTTGGTCACCTCCGCTTGCTGACGGACATACTCGTCCACAGCATCCTTGAAGGCTATCTGCACGCTGGCCGTCTCGATCCCTATCACTCTTACCTGCCATATTCGGCTCTTTTCATAGATTACCTTGAGAAGAGTTGACTCTTTTGCCCGGCCCATCCACATATCCAATATCCACAGTGCGTTGTTGTGGTCAAACCCGAAGATGCCAAGGCAGCTGAAGTCATTAAACTTGTGTAGGCCCTGTGCATAATCAAAGGTTGCTATGCGGAACATTGGCTGGACTAACTCACTAAATGTCTTCGATTGCTCATTGAAAGTAGGCTTAGTCTCCTCCCCCTTCTTGACCACTCGGTCGAACCAGTGGACTTTGTTGGAAGCCGAGAGGGGATGAAACATGTCGATTTCGCCATCAACCGTATACTCGTTCCGCCTCGGGTCGATGACCAAGACTCTCTCTGTGTCCGAGATCGGATTGTTGCAATACTCGGCTTGGAATGCCGCGTCTCCAATCTCTTCTCGTCTCGCTTCCAGCACAGCAGCAGGCCATTTTGTCTCCCATAAGACTTTGATCTTGGATTGGCCACCCGTTGCCTCATACGTAAGGGCCTTATATACGCGGCGGTTCCATTGTTTGAAACGATCGTCATCCATGCACGTGGCGTGATAAAGGAAGCTCCTCCTATTAATGAGCGTCCCCACCCAATAGATAGCAGAGCCATGCTCCAGCATAGGCACAACCTGACGAAATAATATTCTCTCAAACTTCTCAAGTAAGATTTGTGCACTTTCTAAGCTCTCCGAATCTGGGTCATTTTCTACGTCATCCAAAATAAAGAGTTGCGGCCTACCACCCCTTTTCTTCCCCATAACACTGAGGCCATTGATTGAGGCACCATTGGTTAACGCCATGCTGTGTCGGTTCCATATAGCACGACCACGCTTAGGCTTCATCTTCCCGAAATCATCTATTATGTATTTGTTCTCAGTGAACTGTTCGTTGAGCCGATCGAACCTACCCTCCACCAGCCTGTCGGTCGCCAACCCCAGCATAATAGGGTAGTACGGCCTCGTTAAAGATAGGAACAGGGGTAATTCGGTACCAATCACCATAGATTTGGCAGAGCCTCGTGGAGCCCCCACTGCGTTACGTCCATACGATGCCATTTCCCACACCATTTCCGCATGGAAATAAGGGGAGGTCTGAAAACCCCCTCTGTAGAACATCTCCCCCACCGTACAGAGATAGAGCCGTCGGAAGAGGTCCCACCTCTCCACAAACTTCTGAGGTGTATCCTGATCCCGCAGCGTAGCAATCCTTGCCTGCCTCTGCCCATCCAAGGTGAGTTCGGCGTAGTCTCTCGGTAGTGGGTAAACAGGCCAGGGCCGTTTAATAGGCCACTCTAATGGCATAGGTAATCCAATCCGGAATTATCCATTACCGATCCCTCCGCAGATGGTGGCTCTGGGGTAAAATCTTAATGAGGTCATAGAAGGCGAGGGTTACCAGGACATTGGCCGCCCACGCTGTGTTGGAGAGGTTCCTGCCCAGTATGATACGGAGGGAAGGGAAGGAGGCCTCTAAATAGCCCGGCTGGTTAATGATCTGGTAGATGAGCAGGGGCACGTCTATTCTCTCCTCGGTCACCCAATGGCACGTGTGGGGAACTACCTGGGGGTTAGCCAGGATAGCTCCCATCTGAGCCGTCACATAGGAGGGTGTAATACTACGAAGTACGTAATCAACCAGTTTTGTGAACTGCGGGTCTACCGGCTCCTGCGGAGAGGACTCTGGCAACTCCGGGGAAGAGCTTTTCGTTTCCTGTTGGGGGTGGGTGGTGGATGTTAAGGTCCCCGGCCCT